CCGGGATTAAATCCCTTTTAGAGGCCTTTTATGAAATTGTGGAACCCTTAGTTCAGGGCGTGTATATACCGACCCCTTGATTCTTACCCCGGTGTAAGAGGATATGACTATCGACTTGTGATATTTGCTATTTAATGTCATAAGTAGGGTAAGATGTAAATCCTTCTTATTAACAGCACTAGGATAGATAGAGTGGTCCATGAAGACGGACCCCATTACTCGTCAATGGTTCGAGACACTCGTAAGAGTTATTTCGGCCATTGGAGTGTATATGACAGGATTCAGAACTAAGTCCAGTTAAAAACTGAATAACTAAATCGCCTCAAACTTTAAAAACTAAACCATGGAAAAAACAAACCTATTTAAAAATAAGTTGCTTTTATTCCGGGCTAAGTCAATAAGGTTGGAGAAGATGTTCCCTGTGTCTGAAATCAGGCGGGCCCTTCCGATTAATCTAGCGAAAATAGTATCGCTATCGATGTGTCGGGCGGGCTCCTTATCAGAACGAGTAAGAATTGGCTTCAATTTCTTTTCCTTCGTTATAAAACTGAATCGCAATCATGGTTCGACTTTTACCGTAAAATGGTTAAAGGCAAATCAAGTTGCGCTTCAGAAGTATCTCGGTGGAGAGAGATTGACCTCACTACGAGCTTTAGAACCTAATTTACCCTTGCCCCGACTTATTAATGGTTTTCCGGCGATTATTAATCGTACGGATCGTCATTTGATAAGATCGGGTTCCAAGAGTTTAATTAGATTCTGATTATCTATGTTTGGGTCATATAGGATAATGTTGGTTGTTGGAAAAACCAAACTTAATACCATTTATGATCCATTCACAGGTTCGTCAGAATTTGTTCTTGACCTACTTTCTATACTTCGTTCCCAGGAGAAGGTTTTCTTTTCAAGATTACCTTCTTTCTCAGGATGAAAACCGTCCTTATCGCCAGGCACTTTAGTGTTATCTCATAAGTCGTCTCCTTCTAGTCACCTGAGTTATCAGGGGCTATTAGCAGATTATTGACTACTTACTCGAGGAAATCCTTTACAACGGTCAATATATAATAATATAGAATCATATATTGCTGTCGTTAAGAAGAAATTTCCAGTAAGGAGATGAACTTCTTTAGTGTCCGGACTTGAATCCCTTGTATCACAGATTTCTTTGAATAATCTTCGTTTCAAGAAGTCTTGTGATATGGAGAATGGTCTCTCTCAATTTGCAATTAAAGAGGAAGCTGCAGGAAAAATAAGGGTTTTTGCTCTTATTGATTCTATCAGCCAATCAGTATTGCGACCTCTTCACGACGCTTGTTTTGATCTAATAAAGACCATACCAAATGATGGTACTTTTAATCAAGATTTGTCCGTGAAAAGGTCAGTTGAGAAGGCCGATAAGTATGGCTGTGCTTACAGTTTTGATCTATCATCTGCTACTGATCGATTGCCTAGAGTTTTAACAGGTTTTATTCTGGAAAATCTCTTTGCACTCGAGGGGTTATCGGAGTCCTGACAGCAATTAATGGCTGATAGGACTTTCAATTTCCCTAAATCAGTGGGGAAGAAATATCCCCATTTGATGGTAGACTGTGACAATAAGTACAGGTATAGTGTTGGTCAGCCTATGGGAGGTTTATCCTCATGGGCAGGGTTAGCTATAACTCATCATTGAATTTTACAGTATTGCTCCTGACAGTGTGGTAATTATACCCACTGGGAGGAACGATATGAAATTCTTGGTGATGATATTGTTATCTTTGATTCTGTCTTAGCAGACCGATATCTTGATGTAATGGGGAAACTAGGAGTAGATATTAATTTATCTAAATCTATAATTTCTCCAGCTCATCGAGTGTTCGAATTTGCTAAGCGGACTATCATAGACGGAGTAAATGTATCTAGTATATCCTTTCAACAAGTGATTTCTCAATCTTCTCGGGGGGCTCGTGTAGCAGATTCACTATCATGAGTTTCTCAGGGGTTAATAAATACACTTTCCTTACTTTCCTCTACTCTTAACAAGAGAGGAGGAACGGGTTCTTTCAATTTGAAAGATGTTGGGATGGAAGCGCTTGCGCTCTTAGGTCTTTTATTCCAAAAAGGAATAATCGAGCATAGAGTAGTGGTGGAATCTCTAATCAATCCTCAATATAAAGAGGATTTCGATTGGGATAAGGCCAGTTTTGGCCTTCCTGTGAGATCCATACTTAAGCATGCGCTTCTATGTTTGAAAGGACAGGGAGGGGATGAAAAATTCCCTTATCCTTTTTCCCATGAAGATCTTCGAAAAGAGATATATGAGGAATTAGAAGCAGAGTTATCTGCCATAATTCTTCAATTAGCCCTTCACAAGATCAAACTCCTTGATCGAGACTACGACCAGCTGATTAATAAAGCTGCCCATAGTCTTGTTCATAGCGTTAATGACAGGATTTTCTTAGCAGGCCTATCAGGCTTCTTTGAAGATCTTATCATGAACCTCCGGGGTGATATGGATGTCGGTGAGCTGTTAGACGAGGTAGAATCTACCCTTTACCAGCACGCCAAATATTCCCATATCACTATTCGGACTTCATTATCTCTTTTAGATAAAGTCGAAGCTATGATATTCGCCTATACCTATAAAATTGAGATTTCTCGAGTAAAATATGAACTCGATACATCGCCAATTATAGACCTAGTGCGAAAAGGAGTGTTTGGGTCTAAAACTAGATACTGGGAGATTCCCAATCCTACTTATTCGTAATCTGAAAAGATGAGGAACTTTAAATCCTCCTGTTGATTAATGCTCGATGCCTTTCTCCAATGAAAGAAGAGGCACCGCTGTTAATCGCCTAAGGAGTTCCATAAAATCAAACCGAAAGGTATGAGG